CTGACCCCATCACGGCGGTCAACTCGCGCAAGTCGGCGATCTGGACGATCACTTGTCGTTCCCCGCTCGATGGCTTCACGGCCACCGAGCTTAAGGATCAGCTTGTTGGCATTGCCAACGCGCTGACTGCCACCTCGGGTGCCCTCACTCTGAAGGCGCTCGGAGGAGAGAAGTGACGGACACCGGGACTCTTGTCCTGGTGTTCGGCACCCTTTCCATTTCAGTTCTGATGAGCTTCGCTATCGCCATCTTGGCGTCGCGTCGCTCTTCGATCTGATTCGTGGATCTGTAGTTACACGAGCATTGCAGGCCGGACTCGACCCTCGAAAGGGGCAAGATGAAAAGCCTACAACAACTCCACCAAACCGTCCTGATTAACTTGGGACGGCATTGTTCGATCGACATCGCGCGTGATCTTGAAACGACCACGCGTAGGTGTGAAGATGAAGGCGATGGCTACTTAACCATCGTCTTGCCGCTCCTGGCGAAAGCTCTCGAAAGAGGTCTCGAGTCTGGAGTTTGGCCGGCACAAGAAGTGAACTCAAAGTGGGTTCACGTTCGAGGGCTCCCCGCTTACATGCGAGGGTTCCTCTGCCGTATCTTCGACGAGAACAGTGGTGCTCTTCTAGCAACGCCCGATGTTGAATGCATCTGGGCTGTGCGGCAGTTTTGTTACCTGTCGCACAAAGTTGAACGGGCATGCACCCCCGAAAGGGAACGTGCAGCGTTCGAACAATTTGTTGCTACTGATGGAGAGCTTGCAGGGCTTCCTGGCCGACTTGACCAGGACCGCCTGGCGACCTATCAAAAGGTTGCCCGCAGGCTCTTTGGGCGTGTTTTCCAAGAATGCGACCGTAAGGTCGCACACTGGGAGCTAGTACCCAAGCATGGTCCAGGTGCAACCGCTGAACGACTGACTCAGATGAGTCGTCGCCAGTACCCAGAGTGGCCCGACCGCCTTGAAACGGTCTTTCCATTCTGGCGTTACACCGCAAACTCTGTTTACCAGAGCTGCGACCAGCCCATCCCCATCTCCGATGAACGACCCGTGAGGGTCGTCTCGGTGCCGAAAACTCAGTCAACTCCGCGAATCATCGCTATTGAGCCTTCTGCCATGCAGTACGCACAGCAGGGTCTCAAGCGAGAACTCTACGAAATGATTGGGCGAGGACCCTTAAGTAAGGTCCTTGGATTCCAGGACCAGCTTCGCAACCGCGAGCTGGCACGTACCTCGTCTTTCGACGAGAGATTGGGTACGTTGGACCTGTCGGAAGCTTCCGACCGTGTCCACTGGTTTCTTGTCTACGCTATCCTGAAGGACTTCCCTCACTTGTGGGAGTTTGTTTGGGCAACGCGTAGTCGCTCGGCAGATGTACCTCTGCACGGGGTAATACCCTTGCAGAAGTTTGCATCGATGGGCTCTGCATTAACCTTCCCTCTTGAAGCCATTATCTTTACGATTTTGGCCGTATGTGGGTTGGAGCAGGCAAGAGCACGACGCTTCAAGCCCCGGGATCTCCCCGGGCTCGTCAGCGTTTATGGGGAC